TTTTACAATAGCACAAACCTCAACAACTGGAAATGGTGATGGAGCAACATTTGCTATAACAGGTGATGGTGCAAATGCTTTATCATCAGTAGTAGTTACAAATATAGGTACTGGATACGCTGTAGGTGATGAAATTCAAATTGATAAGGCAGATTTAATTGCAGCTGGATTTGTAGGTGCTGCCTCAAATCTAATAATAACAGTCTCAGCTCAAATGCTGCAAAATTCAGGCATAGTAGAGTTTACATTAGTTGCTGGTGATTTACTTATAGAACCAACAGAAGTAGAAGTTAATGTAGCTGGAACAGGGTATGCAATAGGAGATACTGTAGTAGCAGCAAAAGCACTAATAGGTAACCCAACAGCTGATTTAACAATTACTTTAACAGCTGATGATATTGTAAATTTAATTTCATTTGAATTAGAAGCTATTGATAAAGGTGTTATCTGGAATAATACAGGTTCAGTACTTTCTCAAGCAGCAATGGAATCAGGTAGTAGAGATAATGTTAGATGGGAAATTGCTACATCAAACACTTCATCAGGTACTTTCTCATTAATAGTTAGAAGAGGTAATGATACTCAAAACAATAAAGTAGTATTAGAATCCTTTAATAACTTATCATTAGATCCAACCCAAGATAACTTTATTACTAAAGTAATTGGTGACGAAAAATACAATTACCAATCAAATGGTAATTATCTACAAGCATCAGGTTCTTATCCTAATGCTTCTAGGTATGTAAGAGTAAAATCAGTAAATCTGTTAACTCCAAATTATTTAGATAATGCAGGAAATGCTAAAGATCAATACACAGGATCTATCCCATTAGTAGGATCGGGTTCATATAATGGATCATTTGCAGGAGGTGTAGGTAACGTAGTTCCTACCACTAGAACAATGAATATGTACCAAAATATTAATAGTACAGATTCACAAGGTTTAGAAGGCAGTGATTATACTAATATGTTAAATTTATTATCTAACCAAGATAATTACCAATTTAATACATATTCCCTCCCAGGATTAACCAATGCTAGTCATACCTCTCAAATTACTACAGCAATTAATAATACTCAACAAAGAGGAGATAATCTTTTAGTAATTGATCCTGTATTATATGCTAGTAGTATTACAGAAACAACTACTCAAGCAGCTGCTAGAAATACTTCTTATGCTGCTATGTACTGGCCTTGGTTACAAGTAATTGATCCTGATCTAGGTGATAGAGTATGGGTACCAGCATCAACAATGATGACAGGAGTTTACGCATATAACGACAGTGTAAGTGAGCCATGGTTTGCTCCAGCGGGTATTAATAGAGGAGGATTAACTAATGTAATTCGCGCTGAAAGACAATTACCAGCTTCAAGTAGAGATACTTTATATGAAGAAAATGTCAACCCTATTGCTACTTTCCCTTCAACAGGAATAGTAGTATATGGTCAAAAAACATTACAACGTCAAGCAAGTGCTTTAGATAGAGTAAATGTTCGTAGATTGTTGATTGCTCTTAAATCTTATATTTCTCAAGTAGCTCAAACATTAGTATTTGAACAAAATACAGCAGCAACAAGAAATAACTTCTTAGCAGCAGTAAACCCATACTTAGAAAGTGTACAACAAAGACAAGGTCTATATGCGTTTAAAGTAGTAATGGATGATAGTAATAATACTCCTGATGTAATTGATAGAAATCAATTAGTAGGTGCTATTTATTTACAACCAACCAAAACAGCTGAATTCATTTACTTAGACTTTAACCTATTACCAACAGGAGCTACGTTCCCTAGTTAATAAGTTAGAATAACTAATATTTATAATTAGAATAAAATAAATAACAATGGCAGTATTAGATCCTAACGAAATATTTTTCACAGCGTTTGAACCAAAACAAGCGAATAGGTTCATCATGTATATGGATGGATTCCCAGCATACATCGTAAAAGGTGTAGGCGCTGTAACCTTAACTCAAGGCACAGTAGCTCTTAATCATATTAACGTTCAACGTTTTGTAAAAGGTAAGTCAACATGGGGGCCTATTCAGTTTACATTGTTTGATCCTATTACCCCTTCAGGTGCTCAGGCTACAATGGAATGGGTAAGACTACACCACGAATCAGTAACAGGCCGTGATGGTTATTCTGATTTCTACAAGAAAGACTTAACATTTAATGTATTGGGTCCTGTAGGTGATGTAGTATCGGAATGGATTATCAAAGGTGCTATGATTACTGAAGCAGGTTTTGGTGAATATGGTTGGGATACTGAAAATACTGCTATCAATTTAACGATGACAGTTCAACCAGATTACTGTATTTTAAACTTCTAAAAAAAACAAATACTTTTAAAGAGAGCTTGGCTAACGTCAAGCTCTTTTGTATCGTTAGTATGTATACACGATAAACGTTATAACTAATAAAAATTATGAGTGAATTTAAGTTTCCAACAGAGGTAGTAGAACTACCTTCAAAAGGATTAATCTACCCAAAAGATAATATACTATCATCAGGAGAAGTAGAAATGAAATACATGACTGCTAAAGAAGAAGATATCCTTTCTAATCAAGCCTATATCCAAAAAGGTATTGTGTTAGATAAATTATTACAATCTCTTATTGTAGATAAAAATATTGACTATAATGACTTAATTGTAGGAGATAAAAATGCCCTTTTTATGGCTGCCCGCATTTTAGGCTATGGTAAAGATTATCAATTCGAGTATAATGGTATGGAATATACTGTTGATTTATCCGAATTAAATCCACGCCCTTTTGACGAGGATTTAATTACTCAAGGTGTAAATGAATTCCATTTTACACTTCCTTCTACAAATACACCTATTACATATAAAATGTTAACAGGTCATGATGAGAAAAAAATTGATCGTGAACTAGCTGGTCTTAAACGACTAGACAAAATGAGTTCAGCTGAATTATCTACTCGTATGAAATACATGATTACATCAGTTGGTGGAGATGAAGAAACTAAAACAATTCGTGAATTTGTTGATAATTATTTACTAGCTAAAGATTCTCGTGCCCTAAGAGAGCATATGAGAGAAACTCAACCTGATGTAGATATGCAATATGTTTTAGATAGTGGTGAGGAGGTCACGATCCCCATTGGGCTTAACTTTTTTTGGCCTGACGCTTGATATAGCCCCCGAATTTAGGTTAAATCTTTTTACTCAAATCCATCAAATTTTATTTCATGGTAAAGGGGGATATGATTGGTCTACTATTTACAATATGCCCATTTGGCTCCGTAAATTTACTTTTAAACAAATAAAAGATTTTTATGATGAAGAAAAAAAGCAAATGGAAAAAGCAAAACAAGGAAATTCCCAAACCCTAGTGGATACTGATGGTAAAGTAAAATCCCCAGAATTCCTTAAAGGTGTCAAACCAAAAACTTCTTATAATACGGGGGCGTCAAAGAATTGACGCCCTCAATATTTATAACAAATAATCACGCATGGCCGATAACGCAAACGAAATTAGGAAGCAAAATGAAATGCTAGATGCTCAACTCAGTACAGTTGAAGCATTAAATAGGCTTGCCCAACAAAGAGTAGTGTTTGAAGGTGAAGTTGCTGATGAAATGTCCCAAGAAAATGATATTCTTCGTGACCAATTAAAATACTTAAATCAAGTAGAACAAGGTAATGTAAAAAGGTTTAATCAACAAAGAGAACTTAATAAAGCAGCTGGGCAAAATTTAAACATAGCTCGTTCCCTTCAATCTGTTACTGCTAGTGAATTAGGTACTCAAAAGTTACTTGATAAAATAGCTAATGATAGGGTAAAGGTTACTAAAAATATTAACTTTTTACAAAAACAAGCTCAACAAACTTTTTCAACTGATAAAAAATTAAATAAAGCAATACAAGAAACCATATTATTACAAGTTGATGCTGCTAAAAAACTCCAATCAGAATTAAATGATATAGAGAACATTAGTAAAAATATTGCTAATGATGGGTTCCTTAAATCTTTTAATACTCTTAAGGATATAGTAAATCTCATCCCAGGATTACGAAATTTACTCCCTGGATTTGACCAGGCTGCTACGGGTTACAGAGAAGCTTTAACTACAGGAGGAGGTAGTTTAGCAGAAATACAAAAACGAAATGCTATACTTTCAGGAAAAACAGGAGGAAAAGGGTTAGACCAAGATTTTATTAGTAAACTTCCTGAAGATATGCGATCTAAATTGGTAGATAAATCTGGGGAGCAGTTAACAGGCACAGCAGCTGTTGCTAAAGCTAAAAAGCTTGGCCTCCAGTTAACAACACCTTTAAAAGCAGCTTTTAGTGCTTTAAAAACCTTTATGAAAAGGTTCATTTTATTACAATTTGTAGCCTCAATTTTAAAAGCTGATAAAGTAGCAGGAGATTTAGCTAAAAGTTTTAATGTTACTTACCAAGAAGCTTTACAAATTCAAACCCAAATGCAAGGTGTAGCATCTTCTTCTGAATCTATATTTGTTACTAGTGCTAAAGTAGCCGAAACTCAAATGGCTATTAACCAATTACTAGGTACTACAGTTATGTTAACTGATGAACAGTTAATTACTATGACTAAATTACGTGAAGCTGCTGGTTTTACTAATGAAGAATTAGCTGGTATATTTAAACTTTCTGCTACTACTGGTAAAGAAATGGAAACTATCACAGGAGAAGTATTAGCTCAAGCTAAAGTTTCTGCAACAAGGTTAGGAGTAGTTTTAAATGAAAGAGAAGTATTAAAAGATATATCAAAAGTATCGGCAGCTACAACATTATCATTAGGTAAAAGTGGAGAAGCTATTGCAGATGCTGTTGCAACCGCTAAATCTTTAGGTTTAGAATTATCTAAAGTAGAAGCTATATCGGGTTCTATTTTACAATTTGAATCCTCTATCGAAGATGAATTATCAGCTGAATTACTAATTGGTAAAGAACTTAATTTAGAAAGAGCAAGATTTGCTGCTTTAAATAATGATGTAGCAACTGTAGCTAAAGAAATAGCCTCTCAAATGGGTACTGCTGCTGAATTTGGGAGTATGAGTCGTATTCAACAAGAAGCTTTAGCAAAAGCTGTTGGTATGAATCGAGAAGAATTAGCCCAAACCTTATATGTTCAGGAGCAACTAGCGGGAGTTAGTGGAGAAGAAGCAAAAAATAAAGAAAGAATTTTAAATGCTAGAATTGCTGAAGTAGGTTTAGCTCAAGCACAACAAGAAATAGCAGAAAAAGGCTATGAAACTCTTGAACAACAAGCTTCAGTTCAAGATAGAATTAATGCTACTACTGAAAAGTTGGGTGAAGTATTCGCTACTATTGCTCCTTTAGTATTATCCATAGCTGATATTTTAATAGACATCCTAGAACCAGTAGTAACAGTATTAAGTCCTTTATTTCAAGGTATTGCTTATGCTGTAGGGTTAGTAGCCGAAGGGTTAGCTGCTATAAAACCAGCACTTAAAGTTATAGGAGTTTTAGCAGGAATAGTAGCGGTAGCATATGCTGCAATAGCAGCCGCTGCCGCGATAGCGGGTGCATTTACTAACCCTGTTAAATTTGCTGTAGGGGCTGGTTTAGCTTTAGCAGGTGTAGGATTAGTATCCAGAGGAATCAAATCAGCTAAAGCAGATGATTTAATGTCATCACCAACAGGAGGTTCAGGGTATGGAGATAGAATTTTAGTAGGTAAAGAAGGTGCTTTTGCCTTTAATAATAGAGATACTATTCAAGCCTCTACCCAAGGTTCCCCAACTCAACATCCTACTCCTATAGTAGAAACTAAACTATATATTGATAACTCTAAATTTGCTGAGGCAAGTGCTTTATCATTTAGTAAACTTTAATATTTATAATAAAACATAAAATTATGTCACTTAAAAACAAATTAGCAAATAATGGTTCTCCATTGACTCAATTTAATGGAGCAACTCCACCAACAATGGCGGGAGCTAGTGATCAGTCTAAATTACACAATGAGTATTCTATTAATGGAAACCCTAATATGTTTGGCACTGTTAAGATATCTCCATCTACATTAGATTTAAATGGAAACACACCTCCCAAATATTCAGATAACTTACCAGGATAGTTAAATGCCTTTATTAGACCTAAAAACTGATCTTAAATCTTTAGGGTTTGGAAAAGATAGGAAAGGTGGTGGTAATAGTGGTCAACCATATATTAAAACCGGAATTCCAGAAACTCCATTTGAAGAAGCTATTGCTTCTCCAATAGGAGTTAATGATTTTCTATTACGTGGTGGTCTAAACGCAGTTACAGATACAGCAGAAGATGTTTTACGTTTAGGTAAAATGTTTTTTAATCCTAAAAATCCAAGTGGTTTATTATTTACAGCTAAACAAAATTTACTTTCTCGTACCGCAGTCCGTACTCAAACAAGTAGTTTTTTAAATGAAGGTACTTATACTCCTTTATCTACTTTAGCCCAAGCTGGTGTTAATGCTTTTGGTGGTCATTTAAATAAACAAGGTATAAACCCATTTGCTGAAACTGGTGCCTATTCTAATAATATTAATTTATATTCTAATAGAGTAAAAATTTTAAGTAATAGATTATTAGGTTTTTATGATACTAAAATCCAAAAAAGAACAGACGATCCCAATCTATATTCTTATATAGGAGGTCCAGGCTCAGATTTAGGTATAGGTAATACCAACATTCGTTTTGAACGTAATGGAAGAACTGGTATTAATAACCCTGATGTAGCTTATAATAAAAGGATAACTTTTATTGCTCCTACTATAAATGATCCTGGAAACCGATATTATGATTATAGTGCCTTTCAACGTAAAACTAGAGGTACTAATTATCTCAATCAAGTTTTAACTACTGGAGTTACTAAACAATGGGTACTTAGAGAAGGTGAAGCCACCCCAGAACTACTAGATGGTTTAATTAATGAAGAAGGTCAAATTATTAGAGGTGGTCAAGATAGAACTGGCGAAAAAAATTCTCTAGCAGTTACTAGGCCTGGGTATTTTTATGGTGAACCTGGTAAAACAGGTAAAGAACCATTTACCCCTGGTAATTATTTACAATCTTTATCATTATTAACTACAGGAAATAAAAATAGTTTAAATAGAAATTGGAATTCAGTATCTAAAATTTTTCAAAATTCTTTTGGTAATAAAGTTAATAATGAAATTAACGAGGATGGTGATAAATTATACACCCCTTCAGTATATAAAACGGATCCTGAATTTGGTTTTCAAGAAACTAGCCCTGAAATAGCATCTTCTCAAGGTTCAGCGGCACTTACTCAAGACCAGATTTTATCTCAAATTTTAGCTAGACAAGGTGGCACTCAAGTTCAAGATTTTAGAAAAAAAATTACAGCAAATTCTATTGGTACTGAAGCTTACAACAAAGCAAGAGAAAATGGTACCCTAACTGACGCTCCTGATTATTCAGGTGACAATGCTAAAAATTACGAACAAAGAGTAAATGCTGGAGATCCTGGTAAAAAGGGTTTAATTAAAACTAATTATTCAAAAGGTGCTATCGATCCTTCTACTAATAAACCTTACGTAGTAAACGAGATTAATGCAATGTATATGTACGTTGCTGATAGTGTTACTGATAGCAAAAAGAAAAATGATTTTGTTAAACTTAGATTTGCAGTTATAAACCCAGATCAACCATCACAAAAAACATTTGTTCACTTCCCGGCATTCTTTGATGGTGCTATTACGGATAATATGTCTGCGGGTTGGGATTCATTTAAATACTTAGGTAGAGCAGAAGAATTCTATAATTATACAGGATTTAGTAGAGAAATAGGTTTTAGTTTTACAGTAGTAGCTCAATCAAAACCTGAGTTATCTATAATGTACCAAAAATTAAACTATTTACAATCAAGTTTAACCCCTAACTACAATATTACAGATGGATTTATGAGAGGTAATATTCACCAATTAACTTTAGGTGGTTACTTCTATGAACAACCAGGTGTTCTTACTTCTTTAAGCTACACTATGCCTCAAGATTCACCTTGGGAAATAGGCATCCCAGCAGATTCTGCTGATGGAGAAGCTGTAGGAGGTATTTCATATAGAGACCCTTCAGTAAAAGAGTTAACTCACATGATCCAAGTCCAAGTATCATTTAAACCTATTCATACTTTCTTACCACAAATTGTAGGGTCAGCCCTTGATAGAATTAAAAATATAGATGGAGTATTTGGAGGAGAAAATATTGACCAAAGATATATAGCATTAACTAATGATGGAGATGGGAATAAAAATAATTTATATTCAAAAGGCACTCCAAACAGAACCTACATTCCAGAATATGGGAATAAATTAGGTTTAGGAAGTTTAGAACCGTCAAGTGATACAGCAGAAGAGTAATGGGAAGGTATAGTAGAACAAAAATAATAAAAAACCCCGAAGGTAAGCGTTATTATGCTGCTAAAAGGTATTCTGAAATTCCTAGAAGCAATAATGATTTGTATATTATTACAGCTATTGGAGATAGATACGACTTACTAGCTAACCAATACTATAAAGACCCTAGTTTATGGTGGATTATTTCCTCAGCTAACCCTGAGTATATAGGTTCACTTTATCCCCCACTTGGTGTCCAATTACGTATTCCGGCTAATATTTCGGAGATAACAAGAAATGTATAAGTTATGGCAAAAATTAATTATGATGGTACTAATATAGTTGGGGGACCATTCAAACCTTACGTAGATGAGCAAATCAAAGTTCGTCAAGAAAAGTTAGGAAATTTTAATAAAACTAGTGAAGAAATCGTTTGGGAAAATGGTAAAAGTGCTTTTGTCGCTTTAGCATCATCTGTTAATATTGCAAATGGTAAAATTTCCCAATATATTGATACAACAGGAGGAGAAGAAGAAAATATCTCTTCTGGAGAAGACACTACAGATTTAAGTGGATATGGAGGATTAACTAATCAACTAGTTAATTATGTTTTAAGCGATGGAGTTACAGGTAAAACATTAGTTTTTACTGAAAATAATGATGGTGAAGAAAGAGTTAAATTATTAGACTTAAATGGAGACCCTCAACAATATTTTGGAAATTTTCTTGCCCGTAATATAGTATTATATGGTGGTACTTCTTACTTTACCCCAGATTCAGATGGGTTTCTTAATGGTCCTAATTATAGATTTGGTATAACTAAAAAGGATAACGCTTTTGATGAATCAGCTTATGGATTTGGAGGTACTAACCCAGATGGTTTTAAACCTATGCCCGGTATTACTTCATTTAACCTTAAGTCTAAAAACATGGGTTCTTTAAGGGATGCTAGTATAACTATCCGAGCCAATAGTGAAGAACAATTTAAAATGATAGATAACCTTTACTGTAGAATTGGTTATACTATGTTTTTAGAATGGGGTAATTCATTATATTTTGATAATGAAGGTAAGTATAAAAGAGATAGTACTTCTAGTATGATTTCTATGTTTCTTAGTGGTAAAATTATAGAAGACGGAGTAGAAATAGATCTTACTAAAGATCCTAATAGCTTTATATCAAGAATAGAAGCTAGAAGAGAAGAATCAAATGGTAATTATGATGCTTTTTTTGGTAAAGTAAAAAACTTTAGTTGGGAATATATTGCTAAAGGTGGGTATTGGGAAATTAATTTATCTATGATTAGTTGGGGTGATATAATTGAAAGTTTAACTATAGACGGTCAATATGGTACTATTAATAATAAAGAAACTATTGAAAATCCTGATGAAACCTCAGCTCTTACAACTTTTTTATCTATAGCATCTACCCCAGAAGGAGAAAGAGTATTTCTTCAAGAAGGATCTGACCAAAAAACTAGATATAACAATTTTAAATATACATTAGTTTCTGATTTACAAATAGAACAGGGGGGGTTTCCTACTAAATCACAGGATAAATCTCGAACCCAAGAAGCTTCAGATAATATTACTTCTTTAAATTATGAGAGATTAGTAACATCTGTAGGTAAAATAGTAAGTGGACATGCTCAATTTGCTAATAAACATTATTATTACATTCGTTTTGGGGATATTTTAGATTTTATTAAAGATCGTTTATTATTATATATCCCTTCCTCCTCAAAGCCTATTGTAGATATAGATACAGATACCCTAAAAAATAT